TTTCTTTTAGGTGCTGAGACAACTTCCAAATGTACGCCGGTCGGTTCAGGCGTCTCACCAGATTCTGCTGGTCGGCAACGAATCCTTTGCGAGCCTCATCAACTGCCCCACGCCATCCGGAAAAGTTAGTCTCGCTGCCGTCCATCAAGACTAGGCAGAGAGGCAAGCCGAAATTCACGCCGATGATTTGCAGGATCAGTTTGACCTGCTGAAAGTATTCGGAGTTAGGAACGTTCGGGCTGAACCCTTGCAGTTCTTCCCCAGGCTGGCCGATGACTTCCATACCGGGCGAAACGCCTTCAAGCTGTCGCGTTCCGGCCTGAGTTGTTTCAACCGTTGCGTCACCGTAAGCACTGTCGGCAGATGGCAGGCGATTACCTCCAGCCGCCATCTTTCGGAACACCGCAAAGCAACTAACAACTTGCTGCTGCACGAGCTTTGCGAAGTTAATGTCTTCCAGCATCCCGGAGATGCTGAACACCGGAGCCAACTGGGTGACGCCCCGAGTCGGGTTTACCCGTTTCGGGTTGTAGACGTGAAAGACCTGCCGGATCCCGTCTTCATTGCGGACATCAATCGGAGTGCATTCGCCAAACTGGCCGAACTCGCTCAGCTCTTCCGCAACGTGGTATTGCTCGCGACGCCCGACTCGATTCGTCGTGACTCCGAGAAACGTGTCCTCGACCTTCGACTTCGTGCGAATCAAATGTGATTCCAGAAGCTGGAACGGCCCTTCTTCGGTTCCGGTAACAACAATATCGCCGTCGACCGATTCGCTGCGGCAAGCCTGACGCTCGATTTCCTTCCAGGTGAGTTCACCAGCAATGTCGCATTGATCGGGGTCAGTCGAAACATCCTCCCACCATTGCCACAGTGCATTGTCTAGCCCCTTGTCGCCAGTCTTAGGGTCAAGCGTGAATCCACTTTGAACGATGTTATCAACGCGACGATCAGCCAGAATGCCGACAAGTGCGTCATTGCGATCCATGTCCCGAGCTTGCTCAATTAGCTCGTAATACTTCGACTCGGTGCGAAAGTGATAGTCAGGACCGCTGCCCATCGTGGCAACGCCCGTGCGTCGTCGAACAAAGCGACTGTGCCGCGTGGCGTCGTAGTCTGCCCGAATGTCAGCAAATGCGGACTGAATGTTGTTCGGGGCTTTGCTCATCGGAAGTTCGTCCCCGCTCCAAGGAATCGAACACTGCCGCCGCCTGAACCGTTCGTCGCTGGATTTGCCGCAACGAAGTCACGCGCCCGCTTGAGCAGGCTTTCAATTTTATCTTTTCCAATTGACAAAGAGCTGCTCTGGTTGCTCGCAGACTCTGGACGCAAAATCAGCCAGCGTGTAGCCGCCGTGATAAACGACTTGGCGCGTGCAACGCTGGCGACTTCCTCAAAGTCTGCGTATTCGATCAAATCTGATTCGATGTCCGCGATTACCATGCACGGACGATAACACGAAATTTGATTCGTGAAATATGTAGCGGATAATCAGATTATCAGTCGACGATGTTTTCGAGAATCCACCGCACAGCCTGTGCCCGATTGTTCACCGGCTTGCCGTCTGCAGTTTTCGCTCCGCTGTCTTCCAGCGTCCGCAACTTGTCCCGGAGAATGCGAGCCTGAGCGCGTGACATTCGCACATCGACGTTGCGGGGGATGTAGCCCTCACACGCCGGAGGATTCTCCAGCTTTGTCGCGACTGGTTGCCGAGGCTGTTCACTGACTTCGGTGCCGTCAATTCGTGGAAGCGGTTTCGCCATTATCGTCTCTCCGTTGCAAGGAATGGTTGCCCGTGAGGATTCACAAGCCGTGGTTTCGGTTCTGCCTTCTGCACTTGCTTGATTGGTTCCGGCTCTGGGGCCACAAGCCTTAACCCAGTGCATCCGGCCGCAGCACATGCCAGTGCGTAGGCGTCAAGCCAGTGGTTGTTGTTTTTGTCGTGGACGATCCATTGACGCTTATTGACTTTGCCATCGACCGGCACGAGCTGTTCCGATTCGCTCACCATGTGGCGGGCAAACTGTAGATGGAACTTCATGTCGGCATGTGGCGGATCGAACAGAGCAACGCTTCCGGCCAGTCGGGTCTGATCCATGAAGGCATCAACCAAGAATCGATCCTGCCCCCACTTTTTCCAGAACTCCGTGTTCACGTTGTACAACCACATTTCGCGCCGCTTACTGTCGGCCGTCTTGTGTGCGTAAGCCTGCAGGAATGGCTCATAGTCCTCGGTTTGCTTTTTCTGCCGGAATCGGTCCATGCTCCAGCCTTTTGACGGATAGAACGGGGCTCCCATCTGATGGCAGAACTCGTAAATCGATTCTGAGAAGTCCCCCGAGTCAACCAGCACAAGCAGCGGCTGAGCGTCCGCGAACACGTCGCCGTCAGCGAATTGCTTCAGGCTTTCAAGGATGGCCAGTTCAATCGCCTGCTCGCTGGAGAATTTCGACAGGCCATGAGTTTCGACCACTCCATAGTCCGTGATCCACGAAACAAGCTCACGAGTGCAGGACAGTTTGACCCAGTGTGATTTGTATTTGCCGATATCGATGCCTACGAATGAGAACACCCGAGCGTCCGGAACTTCGCCCTGCTGCAACCCCGACAACTGGCCAGCGACTCGCCCAGGAGTCAGCGTCGACGTTTCGGCCTGTTCCTCTGGATCTGGATCGTTCTGATACTCAGCCTTAAACGCTGATAGATTTGTGTCCGCGATTTTGTTGTACGCTTCCTGAATCGCTGAATGCACAGCCTGCCGTCCGTCCTTCAGCGTGATCTCTTTGAAGTTGTCGGCTAGCATCACAACGCCCGCGTGCATCGCGTCACGATTGGCTAGGTAGAACTCGACCGCATCCATTCCGTGTCGGTCGCCGTCTCGCTGTGCCTTCCGTCGCCGGGCGATGTATTCGTCCCACAAGTCCAACCGATCCGGCCACGTTTGAATCCAGCCGTATCGTTCGCCCTCCCAGGCTGGTTTCTGCTCCGGGTCAGTGAACTGAGCAGAGACGCAGTACGTGTTCTGCAGCGTCGTCACCATCACCATCGCTAGCGGCTTGTCCTGACCCTCCAGTCCTTCAATATCCTTCTCGATAATCTCAATGCGGTCTTCGATCTGCTGGAGACTCTTGGCTGATTCGCGGGTTTCCGGGTCGTCGATGATTAGGCAATCGGGCCGATCGTCGTCGATATTCATTCCCCGAAAGGCGGCATCGAGACCAGCGAAGGCCATCTTCACCCCGCCGAATGGAGACCACTCGCGGCCCTGTGATTTCAGAAAGTCGTTAGCGTTCCCTGGCACTCTGGGAAGTCGCAGGAAGTCTGTTGAACTCCAGTTGATGTGCGTTAAATGCCCGTCGACGTGTTGACGTGCGGCTCGCTGCGGAGCCCCTTCCAAGTGCCGTACCGGTGCGCAAATTTCAGGGAAGTCAGCAAACAGTAGGTCGTTGTTCCCCCACTCATTTCGATAGTCTCGATAGATTCGGCCGGCGAGATTGGTTGTCGCGCAGATCGGCACGATAAACCGCACGAGTTCACGAGCCGTCGCATAGATCAGCATTCCTTTCACAATCGTTGACTTGCCACGACCACGGGGAGCTGCAACTGCTTTTTTGCCGCCAGTCGTGGCTCTGTCATGGATTGTCTGAATGATGCGGCTGTGAACCTTGCCGAATGACTGGGTGAATTTCTTCGGCATGTAGGTGCGAAGGAACAACTCGGGATCTGCAAGGCATCGCAGGCGGCGAGCAGGATTGACGCACTGAGGAATTTGAATCCGGGCTGACTCGGATCGTTTGTTTCGTTTGCGGGTGGCGTCTTCGGATCGATCATCGCCGCTCACTATTTGCTGTGGCGTTCTCTTCAGTTCGGCCAGCAAGGATATCTGCCTGTCTCGCGGCATGCTCGATAAGATCCGGAGCAATTCCGAGTTCGGCAGCGATTGCATCATACTGATCGTTTCTTGTGACCACACGAACATCAATCACCTTGTGCTCATCTTTTTGATTCTGTGCTTCCATCGCGATCAGATTTCTGACGGCCGTTTGCTCGGCCCGATCGTCACCGCAATTCAATCCACGCTTGATCGCTGCGAGTGCATCAGTTTTCAGATCGTCGGTTAGCCAGCGGTTTTTGATTGCTCGCTCAATCATCCGCATTTCCCCCCTGACCCCCATTCACGCCCCTCTGGCTTCGTCGGGTTTCCGGATTGTCCGATTTTCAGATTCCAAAACGCCGGACTGTGTGTGTTGAAAAACGGGGCTTCCTTTGTCGCATAGAAAAATCTAATGTCGAGAAAGTACCTTTGACCCGGCGGGGGTACACCCCTTATCTTCTCGCCCAGTCTGCCACCTGTATGCACATGGCAATAAATGCGTCTTGGCTCATCACGCCCTTTGCCTTATTAACGTCTTCAGTGACCCACTGCAGATTTTCAAGTTGATTTGTGCCACCATCGCTAACAGGCACAACATGGTCACACCTTGCAAGTTCTGGCGTTAACATCACGCCAGTGAGAGCACAGCGAAACTGCTGCAGTTGAAGCAAAGACATTAGCTGTGACGCTGTAGCCTTTTCGTATCTCTTCCCCTCAAATTCCTCGCAACAGTCTCGCACTTCAGTGACCATCTCGATTGCGAGTGCCTCTTGTGCCGCGAATTGAGAGACAGTACTTGACCCTGCATCACTGCTTTCCATGTCGTCAACGCTGCCACGCTCAATGGTTTTACACTCGCAATGCGGTGTTGCAGCATTGATGCCACCGAATAGCATTTGCGTTTCCATTTGTCCGCTGATTGCGTCATCACCAAACTTAAAACCTCTTTGTCGCACGCTTGAACCCATTGATTATCCTTTCGTCTTCTAGCTGATTCATTTCGATACCATGCGTCTTTTGCCTTACGCGACGCTTTAACGATGTCCTTCCCAGCTCGCCCGGCTATCACCTTTTGACACGGTCGACTGCACGCAACAAACTTCTGCTTTTCTTGACTGCGAACATATCGTTCCACTGGTTTTGCACAGACATCACATGAGTAAATCGCTTTGCCTTTTGATCGCCTTTTGTGCCCACACTCGGCTGAACAAACAATCTTTCTCGCATCGAGGCTGTTCATGCATTTTCCGCAAGTCTTACAGCATCGATTCAGCCGTCTATCTCTTTCCTCAATGCTTAAGGTCACCGCGTCTGATCCTCGTTGATGTAGCACGTACCTAACGCAATCGTCTTCTTCTTGCCCGAACTGTGCGTTAACTCAACATCAAACTTCCCTTGCCATTGCCCAGGGCAGCCTGTCATTTCCAGCCCTGTCGGCGCTGCGATCGTAACAGCAACGACTGTTGAGCTGACTACGCTTCCAGTATTGGTGTAGACGACAGCGTCATCTGCGTCTCGAATTGTCAGGCGAACAGTCCAGCCTGTTGTGTAGTCTGTTGTCACTGTCCATTGTGCCCGTGGATTTGCGACTCCGTCATAATCATCGCCTTGCGTCAGCACGAGATTGCCTTGCACATTTGGCGACGCTACCTGTATCGCTTCGACACCTTGCAATGCAGCAAGAATTTCCTCCTGCTTGGCTAACGTCGCATCTCCACCACCACCACCTCCACCGCTCGGCCCCAACTCCAGCATGTTCGCAGTAAACTGGTAAACAGCACCGTCCTGCACGAGTCCCGTTGTCATTCGGGTGGCAAACGTTTCTATCGCCGTGATTTGCGTACCAACAGCGGAGTCCAGTTCCACTGCTCCTGTCAGCTTGTTCGTCGCCGGATCATACCCAGCGTCCGCGAAATCTTTAAGGTCGGTGGCTGATTGGGTGTCGCCTCCGATTTGCGTCACGTCAGCCGTCAGCACATCCGTGCCAAGGATCATGCTGTCAAACACCATCGCAGGCACAACCATCAGGTTCACTGGCGGCATCTGGTAGGTTGCTTTATTGACCGAGATTTGCAACCTTCCAAGTGTATCGACATCCGTCGTTCGCAGCACCAGCGTGTAAAACCCATTGGCAATAAACGTCAGTGTAGCTGCACTCGCAAGAGCAGTAAGCGTACCCCCATTCTTTGATATGCTCAGATCCCCGATGACGGCGGATGTGTTGTATTCCGCCCCGGCTGAATCGAGAATCGGCCCAACGATCAACGTCGCTGCTGTGCTTTGCTTAGCCCACATTATGATGATGCTCCAATAAGTAGGCGACGACGGCGATTGAACTGGACTGCGGATGATGATCTGCGGCGTGGTGCCATTTCGTAGGCGATGCCGCGACGTGATGCCAATCGGCAAATTTCGCGCGGCAGCACGGATCGTGCATAAATCCGCAAATCGTCAATCATTTTTGGCCCGCTGTAGTAGAACACTCCGCCAAACATGATTCGCCCAATTTCAAAACCGGAGGTAGCTGATGCAGAAATTGACGCATAGGAACCGATGAGCACATTGTCCACGTACAGCGTTGCCGTGCTACCCGTTTTTGTCACCGCGACATGATGCCACGCACCCAAAGTGGTCGCTGCTGATTCGATTCGCACTGCACCATTATGCACGACCGCTATTTTTCCCACGTCGTCGGACTGCACATAAAGACCTTTGACGGCGACACCTCCGCCGTCGCCTTGTCCGAGCAAATGCGCATACGCAGCTTGACGGAACCAAAACGACCAAGACCAGTCGGCGGTTAAATCGACCGAGTATTGAGTCGTGACGTAATCATTTGTCGCATCAAAATCTAGTGTATATCTGCCGCCAGAGACCACCCAATCCGTGCCAGCGTCCATATTTGTGAGCGTGCCATGATTGCCAAACCCACTCCAATCACGCAACGTCAATCCAGTCGGCCCCAGCCCCGGATTCCACGCACCGACGCAACCACGCCACAACTCTGGATAGAGCGGCTGTCCATCGCGTGGTGCGAAACCGTTGGCGTATGATCCGGGAAGAATCATCAGACGGTGTCCTCAATAGATTCTTCAAGCGGAGTCAGTGTGATCACTTGATTCGTGTCGGTGTTGTGAAACGCCGCACCGCTGCGATTATCGACGACCAAATTTAAGTATCGACCCTTCGGAAAAATGATACCCACCAGCGATTTCTGGACTGTCGATGTTGCTTGTGCCGTGCAAATGTGAGCACCCAGAAACTCCAATTGTTTCGTCGCTGCATCAATGTTGTTGGAATAGCCCGTGTAGGCCGCATCGGTGCCGCTTGTATTCCCGTCGCCTGCTCCTGTCGCGTCTTGCCATGCTCCAAACAGATTGATCGCGTTGCCTGCTGTGGGAGTTGCGGCCAGTTCAAAAGCCGCATTCACACGCCAGCGTTGTGCCCACTTGGTGCCCAGATCCAGCGTCACGGCTTGCCGACCGCCTGCACTCGTGCCGTTGCCGTTGGCAAGGCTTGCTAGTGTGATCGCTGCGTCACCGCTGCTGTTTTTGATCGTTTTGGCGGTGCCTGTTGACACCTTGAAAAAATCTGGCAGTGCCATTCGTTAGCTCCTACAGGCTGAGACCTGATTTGATGTGATGACTTGAGCAACCGTGGCCCGTGCGTCCATATCAATTGCCTGCTGCGATGTCACCAAGCCAACAGCAACCAGACCGGCCAGCATCCCCACGACTTCGGGCATGTCAAAATCAATCGGCCTGCCTGATTTAATCCAGTCGAGAAACGTAATGCAGATGCCTTTGATCTCGTCAGGTGTGGCCGCTGATTCGCGAGCGATTGTGATCTTGGCCCACACTCCATTGACCGATGCGTCATACTGGATATCCGCAGCGGGGACCGGTACGCGGATCGTCGGTGCAATCGCGGAGCATCGCTCGGCACACAGCTGATCACGAGACGCAAGGAAGTGACCGAGGGCTTCCGCATCGGATTCGATCAGTGCTTTAAGCTCTGCGTTTGTCATTCTTCCACTTCCCCAAAAATCAACAGCGGATCAACGAGTCCGCGTTTACTGCAACTGCTTCCAAACTGAATAAACCAGCCCGCCTGTTGCGTCCCAAACCCAACTCAGCACCACCGCAAGGCCATTCACAGTCTTTTTCATTTGTCGTCACTCAATCGGCCTTCAAGCCGTCCAACTGTTGTGCTGATCTCAGCGATATTTGCGTGCATGGTTTGTATCCGATCATGCAAGTGCGATCGGTCCTCTTTGCATTCTTTTAATTCCTGCGTAAACCAAATCCACATCTTCCCGACCGCGCCGCTGAGGACAGCACCAAGCGTTGTGATAATCCCCAAGATTATTTCTGCCGATATGTTCACCGCTGCAAATCTCCTGATGCTGTTGCGATTGGGTCGCCGTGCAAGTAATCCCACAGCCAGCCAGCAACCTGAATTGCCAACCGATACTGCGGAAACAAAATCGACAAGGCCATTCCAAGGGCTCCCACGATCATCCGGATCGCTTCTTCGCGGGATCGTGGCGGGGTTTTTGATCCGAGAATCTCAAGGCCGGTCGCAACTGATTCACTAATCTGGCGTCGCTTCTGTCGCTGCGCACGTGATTCCTTGAGAACTCCGGCCGCCAATGGTGCAACCTCGAACTCTCGCCAGGCTTCGGCTTCTATCCGGTAGGCGTCCCGTTGTGAAAAGGCTGCTGTCATTTGAACCTCAAAGTGAGATCTGGCGCACCGTCAAGTTCCAGTGTTATCCAGCTCAGATCATCCGCATGAGTCACGCCGCGGAGTGTCGTCGAAAGACTCACCCCGAACTTCTGGACGGAAACAGTGGCCCCGGGTGCGATCTGAACGCGGCCCGGAGCCACTGAGATTGTGCGATCCCCTCCCTTCCAACTTATTGCCAAACCGGAAGATGGAAAATCAACACTTTGCCTCGATAGGATCTGTGCAATCGATTGGATAACGCCATCTGGTGCATCTACGCTGACATCGAACAGCGAACCAAACGCAGGAGCCGGAAGCCCCTGAGACTGATGGAGATGAACCGCCAGTGCCGCTGCGATCACATCGGGAGTAAGCTGCGCGCCGGAGACGGCTGCGACAACTGGCGGTTCAGTTTCGAAGGTAGGAACGTTTTCGGCGTGGTCGTCGTCGTGGAGTGCATACAACTGTTCTGCTGACCAGGATTCCAGACCCCACGCTTGCCAGTGCTTTCCCTGATGTGGCCCGCCTGTTCTCAGATGCTTTAAGATTCGATCTTTCCCCGGGCGAGAACTCCCATCGAGCAGGACTCCCATCTTCCCCGCACTGCGATACTGAGCAGGATTCAGCAGCGTCAATTCTTGGTCCGTTGTGTATTCACGAGGGACGGAATCAATCACGCGGCCATGCAGTTCCAGAGCCTTTGCAATCGTGATGATGTTGTTTTGACTGCCACCGGAGGCAATAAACCGTTTTTTTGCCACTGGGCATGATGGACACCAAGGTTCCGACACTAGCCAGCGTTCTTTTACGGTCGCCTTCGTTTCGACGATGCCGGATTTCGCTGGTGGGCCTGCTTCAAATGTGATCGACGGAACAGCCTTCGGTTCCGGCTTTTCTGTCGTCACATCAACGACGAACTGCTGAGCCGATTCCGTCTGCACATCGACTTGAAATTGATCTGCCTGAAACAGCAGCAGAATCATGAGTAAGTACATGCTGCCTCCTGTCACGCTGAAGTCGATCGGACTGCCAAACCACCGTTACAAACTGCTTTGCTGCCACGCAAGACGCCAAGACCATGACGGCCCCAGCCAGGCCATGAGTTCAGAATCAACTGACCCCATGAGCCACGCTCAATTCTCACCCAGCGAAGTCCACAGACACTGTGCTGCCACCAGTTGTAATCTCGCGGCCCGGGGATGTTGTTGAATCCGCATGTTGCCACTTGAGCCATCGTCAGATTGCGATTCCAGACCTGACGAGTCAGATCAACCCAATCCTCTTCAATTTTGTATTTGGCCATTTCGGCCTTGAGTTCCGGCGTTACAAGTCGCAGGTTTCGCGAGTGCAAAGGCCATTGGCCCGGGGCTTTCCCTTCGATTGCCATGCCGTGTTCGGTTGCGAACTTCGCACCTTCGCCGCACCAGCCGCCTTCGTTCTGCCCTCGCTTGATGATCGCTGCGCCAGCGTGTGGATTGAACCGCACCATCGGCAGGTTGCGTCGTAGTCGATCCAGCATCATGGAGCTGCCGACCGAATAGTTCCAGCAATAGCCGTCGCCGTTCTGGTCGAGATTCTTGAACGCCGGAGTGCCGTTTGGACCGCTCAGATAGATGTGTTCAAGGCTCGACTGCGTTTCTTCCTGCTCATCAAATCTGGCATCCCATTCCGACTCCGGAATCAGCTTCATTTCTGATGGTGCCGCAAACATCGCTTCCGGATGTTGCTCATAATCGCGAGGCACAAGGCCGAATGAAACGCCTGACGGATGCGACAAGTTCGTCGCAGGTCCATCCGTTTCGATAATCGGAATGCCTTTGTAAGTCGCTGGCATTATTGGCCCCCGTATCGCTGGAGTGTATTCAGGGCCTCGGCTGCATTGGCCGGGTAACTTACGACAGTCGCTTTTCCGTTCACTTCGACAATCATGCAGGGGATCGCATTCAACTTTGGCTTAACCGCTTCCCAGAGTGCTGCAATCGTCGGCTGTTCGCCTGCGGTTGTCTGATGTGGATCGTACTCACGCCAGCCCGGCTGATTTCCTTCGCGCGTCGTCTTCGCATTCAGGTATTCGCGAATCGCTTTCGCCCCGGGAATAGCTGTCTGCTCAGCAGTGAGCGTTGAGCCTGATTCCTTCACGAAAATCACGCGAAACGACCGCACTGGTTCCGGCTCTGGCTCCACTGGAACGACCGGAACAACAGGGTCGATAGGCTTTGGAACATCTGGTTTGCCGCCATCACGAGTCGCAAAGAATACGATCGCAATGACGACCAGCCAAAAGCCAAGCGGATTGCTCTGCTGTGGCTCACTTGCCATCAATCACGTCCTCCGGCACAGTCGCGGCCTTCGTCAACAGCTTCGCAATCTCATCACGCAGCGGACTGGCTGGCATCCTATTGACGATGGCAACAAGAGCCTCGAGGACTTCAGCCTGCGTGAGCGAAGCAGGGGATCCGTCTGGAGACTTCACAAGCCCGATCAGTCGCAGGATCTTTTCGAGGCCTGGCAGCTTTGCGAGTTGGGCCGTCAACTGCTCCACGATCTTTCCGGGGCTCACAAGAAGAGCCAAGGCGATGATTGCACCGGTCTGCCAGTTGAGTTGGCTGAGGTCAATCTTGATGCCAGCCGCGTCTTCGGCAGTGCAGCCAGTCAGCAGCAGGACTGGGAGAATCCAAAGTAGCCTTGAGTCCACAGC